GGCCCTTGAGCTTGTTCTTCCACTCTGTCTTCGAGAGACCCTTGGAGTTTCCGAGGCCGAGTTCCTTCTGCCACGTCTGCGGAGGAACGCGCTCGATGCGGTAGCCGAGGGCCATGGCGGCCCCAAGGACGATTCCAAAGTTCTCGAACATCACCGCGGCCATGGAGCCGGGTATGCCCTTGCCACCGCCCATTGGAACAAACCGCGGAAGCTGCTCGATGTGAAGAACGGTGTAACCCTTCAGCACCAGATCGCTCAAGAGCTTGACCGTGTCAGTCGGCTCCTGAGGCATGGGCACCGCGGTCATTGGCCCATCGCCGTTCTTCCATGCAATGCCGCCTGAGGCTCCCGGGTCGATGGCGATGTGCCAGTAGTCACTTGGGGTTTGGATCATCGGTGAATGCTTCAGGTGGGTAACTGATAAGACCGGCCTTCCACATACGCTCCATCATGGGCCAGTTGGGTCCGCGACGTGGATCGGCGTTACACTTGGGCGCGTACCAAAGTTTGCGGGCGCACTCAACGCAGGTTGGCCTGCCCGACCAGAAGTTCTTGGTCGGCTGAGTGCGCCCACAACGTATGCAGGTTTTTGTTAACTCTTCTTTCTGGCCCATTCAGGAATGGATACACGACCGCGCATTCCATTTAGAGGACGCTCCCAGACGTTCGTCTTGAAGCACTCTGCGAGTGTTTCGAGGTGCCGCTTGTTGATGGCTCGGCCCACCTCAATCGAGTCCTCATCGAGCTCGAGTGTGATGCACACGTATGGCGGCAACTTCTCCGCCACAATGAAGACCCACCGACTCTTCTTTACATCACTGGTGAACGGATCGTCGGTCACGGTCAACATGTTGTACAGGTCGATGTACCACGCTGCCTGTTGTGCGTACCCCCACTTCTTGATTGAGTACGAGAAGTCGTCTGGGTTTGCGTATCCGCGGTCTACCGTCTTGAGGTCCGCAATCGCCTCCGAATCGCTGCCACCGCTTGAGCAGATGATGTCAGCCTTGCCCTTGATTCGGATGGTTGTTCCATTGACGACGATCGTCTTGAACATGGCCACCTCCTTCAAAGCGTCATCCATCAGCTGAACTGCGTCAGAATTGGACATGACACCTTGAGTAATACCGGCGATTTGGGTCGATTCGTCCTGAGAAAGCTCGGTCTTCCCAGCATTGGCGGCACTCCAATCGTCCCACCACTTGATGGCTGCGATGGTGTCCTCGCTCGGCTTCTTGGCGTTACGCTGAGCATCAGTAGGCTTCCGGGGAGCGTCAGCCGGCTTGAGGACCGTCTTTCTGGCGTACTCCTCAGGCTCAAGAACTGAAAGGTGGGTCAGCGTTCCGATCTCCTGAGCCTCGGTTTGCTCAGCGCGATATCCGCCGAACTTCTTGGACCAGAAGTGAAGCGGAGACAGCGACATCTCCTTGAGGTCTGAGATGGCGATTGCAGGGTCGTTTCGATACACCCGCTCGTCCAGCAGATGGTGAATGCCGTCATGGACCAGCCCGTTCGCGTCGAGTATCGTTCTCATGGGTGATCGCGGTTAGGCTGTGGCCTTGGCGAGGAAGGCGGCCGTATTTGACAGGATCTTCTCCGCGTTGGTTACGGACAGATCTCGGAATGTTTGGCCTTCCTTGATCCACCCAAGCGTCACGAGGAACGTGTTGGCCTTGGGTTCATTAGCTCCGATGACGGCGGTCAACTGCGTCTTCCACACAGGCTCACCACCGGACAGACGCCACGCTTCAAGCTGCGCACCGGTCTCCTCGGTGATCTGGAAGATCTTGTCGACGAAGAGGCCAGAGCGGTCCTTGGAGACAGCGGCCTGATGGTTCAGCGCCACATCGAACACCGTGGTGAACTCGTATTCGATTCCGTCACGCATGATCGGAGCCAGGCCGACCTTCTTGATCTGGGTCTTGCCTCGGTCGTCCTTCTCCTGAACGTAGTCCATCTTGGAGCGCATGCAGCAGATGACGTGGGCAGGAGACTGCAGCACGGCCTTGACGATTCCGCCGAACTTGTCGCCGGCAATCTTCCAGTTGGTGTAGGAGTTGCCGCCGCGTTGATCGAGCTTGTCCTTGTAATCAAGGATTCCCTCCCAGAAGTGCGACGCACTATCGATAACTATGGCTCCGTAGTCAGCTTCGACAGCCGCGTTGACTCCCTCGATGAACTTCTCGTTGTCGAACGGAGGAGCGATGTCGAGCGTGTCGAAATCGAATCGGTCGGCGTACAGGGACGCAGAGCGATTCTCAGTATCGATGAGGGCGATCTTGCCGGCAGGGCCAACAAGTCCTCGAGCGAGTCGAAGAGACGAGTACGTTTTCCCGGAACCAGACGGACCGGTGACCGCGAGTTTCAGGAAGACCTTCTCGCGGGTTGCTTTGCGAAACAGTGGTGTAGACATGGTTTTGAATGACTTAGCTTAGCGCCAAGCCAAGAGTAGGTGTAAAACACCGTGAGTCAACACCTAACGAGTCTGGAGGTATGCGTCACCAGCAGCAGCGAAGCGGCCGACCCGGTCCCACAGCACATCGAGCGACGAGTCGTTGATGATGGTGTCGTGGATCACGCCTCCGTCGTAGAGCTCCTGTAGGCGGGTTCTCTCCCAGTCGGTTGCAGGCTCCACTCCGGGGCGTCGGATTCGTAGGATAATGCCGCCTCGCTTGATCCACTCTTTGGCCTCACGCAGGCGAACCAGCCGGGTGTTCACGGCGTAGTTTGGAAGAGAGCCGAAAAACTCCTTCATCACCCCGTCGTAGTTCACCTCGCCCCACTGTTCCAAGATCGGGCGGATCTGCTTCTTTTGGGTGTCGTTCTCAGTGAATGCCGAGAACCCAAGATGCTGCTGCACCAGCGAGTCGATCTGGCGCTTGATGATGTCACCGAACGCAATGCGCTCCCATCCGAGGTTGATGAGCCTCGTCGCGGCGGCGTCCTTACCTTCACGGGCGTAACCCGCGAACGCAATCAGGTTAGCCATGTGATGTTCAGTTCTGGAACTTCAGAGGGGTCTGGAAGTCGATGGTGAACACCGATGCGTTGGACGACACAGTTCCGTCGAAGTTGATGTACGCCAGCAGCGGGCTGTTGGACGGGTTCCCAGTGGGCAGGTAAATCAACGCGCCTTTCGCGGTGATCGTGGAACCGCCAGCACCAGTGCCCCATTGCACGTCGTTGATTTCAACCTGCACGAAATTGCCGGACTGGTTGGTCGTGGTTGAAATGTTTCCGAGGGTCTTGCCACCAGTGTCGTACCCAGACCCAGACGCCTCCACGGCACCAGCAGCGAGCGCGTCGCTCAGATAGACGTGAGCCTTGGAGTGCGTGTAGCTCGAGCCCGATCCGAGAAGCAGCACCTTGTAAGGGGGCGTCGATCCGGCAGGAGTTGTGGCGAGAGTCATGGTCCCGGAGATGATCTGCTCCAGAGCCTTGTTGTAGATGGTGGTCGTAGCCATAAATCGTTTGGTGCCTACACGGTTTCCGTGTGAGGCGAAAGTCGGAGTCGCTCAGTCGCGATACTTGGCGGTCTTGCGAGCGATAGAATCAGGCTGGCGAACGAACTGTTTACCAGCCCTCATGCCGGCACGCTTCTTCGCGCTTGTTGCGGAATACTCAGCGTCGCTCAGGGCTTCTCGAGCTTTTCGCGGCAGGTATCGCTCTCCTGTGGCACCGCGGCCGACGACGGAGTTTTTGCCGCTCTTGGTCCCCCAATCTTCACGAGTCCATTTGGACAGGCTGTTCGACGGAGACTTGGAACCCTTGTATGAACCGCCACGATCCTTGTAGCGGCTCACTGCAATCTGAGCCTTGCGGGCGCTCCACTGTCCGGGCCTGCCGCCTTTCGACGACGCCTTCACCTCGCGGACAATCCGGCTCCAGAGAGACGGGTTGGACTTGGATGCAACTTTCACCAGAGAATCCTTCTCGCCCAGTAGTTCGCGGAGAACTTGTCGTTCTTGGTCAACTCGCCGCTCTTGTTGCGTATGCCTCCTGAGCGAGCGAGATAGTTGGCTCTGCGCTTGGGGTTCTTGTGTTTAGTGAAGTCGCTGTACCCGCGGTGGCCAAACGGAACGACCTTGACCTTGTTGCCCTTTTTGGCGAGCACCCGTTTCTTGTGGGTGTCTCCGGCAGGGGCTGCCTTGGGCTTGTTGAAACCGGGAAACCGCTCGCCCCGATAGAGGACGCCACCGGACGGAAGACGTTTGACTCCCTTGATTGCTGGCATGGTTCAGTTCTCCTTGATTTCAACAGTATCGGCCGCGCCGTTACTGGCGTTAACCATCACGTTGACCTGCGTTGGGCCAACCTGAGCACGCGGAGCGAATCCTGGCAACACTACCATAGCCTCAGCTTTGGCGGTCTCAGCCGCCTGCTGGGCCGACTTGATCAGAAGCTCGGCCGCCTTGTTAGATTCGCTGATCAGTGACGCGTGTACTTTCATCACTCCGATCATTGATTCTGGATCAGGGAACTCTCGGTTCTCGATCGCAGATTCACAGAAATCCATGGCCTTGTCGGTTCGTGCCAGATTCATGGCAAGTCTCGATCGGCCGAGATGAATGGCTCCAACCTGAGATACGAACTCGCCAAAGATGCCGGCGGCCTTCAGCTGCTTGGCGTCAATGATATTGAACCCAGCCTCGCGGGCCGCCTTTTCAGCCACCGCCATGGAGATCGGAGGCTTGCCGCCCACTGGCCGTGCGGGATGAGCAGGGGAGTCGTTTTGTTCAGCTGGGATTGGTGTCATTGATCCAGGTTGTCTTGAGGTTCATTTCCACTAGCCAGCACTCCTTGTCCAGTAACTTGGCAGCGAGGGGTATGTAACACCAGCACCCCACTGTTGCACGACCCGAATCCCGGTGCTTCATCGTCTCCCCGTGGTGTCCGCATGTCTTCATCCGCTTGTTGTAAAGCGGACATTTTGAACAGGCGTTCAGCCTTTTCCTCCAGATACTTCGCGGAGTCCTCGATTCCGAGGAAATCATCAACGCTGCTGTCGCTGCCCTCGTCGCATTCAAGAATCGTGGCAGGGCCAAGGACAGTGGGAGATGCTTGAACAAACTGCATACCCCGCTGGCCACGACGCCACAGTATTCTGCAAGTCGGCGAAGTCTCTTTTTGAATGTGAGCAGAGAGGATTTCATAAACGGTATCTTCAATCTGTGAAACACGGTTAGCCCAGCGTTTGACGTATGGTATTGGTCCAAGCTGTGCGGATGCCTTTCCTTCTACATCGTCGCATGTTTTTTCCCAGTCTGAGTTGTGCAGCACTTCGACGGTCCAGGAGAAAAGCGGGTTTCCTCGACGCATGCGGCACTCCGTCAATTCAGACAACCTCACGATCCTTGATGCAGCCGTGAATGCCATTGACATCAAGCGTTTGGGTTCTCTGACCATGAGCGTCTTGCGCAGTGTTGGGTAGCGTGCAAGGACGATCTCCTTCCAGTTGCGGCGGTACGGAACCGCGGCCAACCGAATCGATCCGAGATTCAACGTGTTGCCAGCAAGCAGCCATCCTGGAATCGCTTGGGCAATCGCTAAATATGAGACGACCAGCAGATCTTTGCTGATGCCTGAAGTTGACGCAACGTGATCGATAAACGGGTCGGATGAATGAGTCTTCTTCGGCTGCTTCGGTTGCTTAACCTGCTCAGGTTCAATCGTAGGCCGCTTTGCCTGACACCCGTCCCAGATGTAGTAGAACTCTGGCGTGATTCCTCCAGCCTTGGAGGCAACCTGAATGAACGAGCTAACCTCCAAGAGCCAACCAGACTTCAGAGTGGTCGCACCCCTGCACGACAGAACCCTCTCCAGTTCACCAGACTGAGCAAAACCAAGCGGCACTGCCGGGATGACGTGGACGTAACCAACATCGTCCATAACGCAGTGATGACACTTGACTGGCATGGACCAGCCGGAGTCGCTGACCACCCACAGTTCAATGTCTCGATCGTTGCAGTAGGTGAGCTTCATTGGGTGAAAACAACCGTCGGCTTCTTGGACACTGTAATGGCCCGTCGTTCTACATCCATGGGTGTCTCGCTGATGAGCATGTAGGTGAGAGCATCGAAGATGTGCTTGTTCTTGTCTCCATCTCGAATTGGCTCGGCCCGGTTTGGACCTGGCTTCATTTCTCGGACCATCTTGATCGTGTTGTGCAGCTGGGCCGATATGAATACGCGCCTATCGAAGAGCAGCTTCTTCAGAAGTCCGATACGCTGCTTCACGCTTCCAGAGCCTTTTGTGACGGCGTGCAGCACGATCTTACCCTGCGATACCTGCCGCACAACAAGCTCGTCATACACGTCTGAGGCTGCTCGGTATCGCCAAGCAGAGTTGTCAGACCAGTGACGCCACAGCACGTTGGCTGTTCCGTGGGTGTCCTTGAGGTAATCCTCCCACCACTGCATTTTCTCCATGACCAACTCGGTGAAGTCAGCGATCGACACCTTTCGGTCGATAACCACTGCCTCGTCGAGGATGTCGAAGATTGAATTTCCGTCGTCTCCAATCCGCTTGCACGAGATCGAGCAGGCGTGGTTCACGTCACCCAAGTCCCAGCCAGTAAACAACTCGAAGCAGTTCTTTGGAGGCACGATGATCTCGTGGTCATCCTCAGTTGCGCTTGTCACGTTCCCAACGACATGAGTGCTCGGCACGAAGACGTCTGCAAAATGTCCATCGCTAACGTCCTCAACCCATTCTCCAAGCACGTAACGAGCATACAGCTGCTTGTCGTAGGCGTACTTGTTGATAAGGTCTTGTTTCTCCCGAGGATCTAGGAACGTGTTGTCGTTGAGACTGAATTGGATGCGCTGGAACTGTGACTCAAACTGCTCGTTGTCGCTCGGTTTGCGTGTGAGCCAGATTCCGGCCAGCCAGTGGTTCACTCCGTTCTCAGGCGGGTTGAGGTCGGCGATGATCTGGTGGTTCTCGTATGGAATCTCAACGACACGCAGCTGGTCAGTCAGAACGTCGAACACGATTCGGTCCTCGAACTGATCAGCCTCCGATAGCCACAGCAGCGAGAAGCGCGTCCCCTTGAACTTGGCTGATGCTTCCCAGACGTTTTCAAGAGAGTGCAGCTGAACCTCAGATTCGCCGCCATAGGCGTTCCTGACTCGGGCGTATGACATCTTGGTCGCCACGTCCATGGTGGGCTCTTTGGTCCACTTCATGCCGATTTTGGCGTCCATCCACTGAGGCAGAATGGTCTTCGTGAGGTCAGACCATACGCCAACCTTCCCGTTTTTCAGGGTCTTAGCAATGATGCCAACGGTGGCGTTGTTGTTCTCGAAAAGGTGGCGTGCAACACGATGCGCAATCGCAAGCGATTTACCCGCTTTACGAGGGCCGTCCACCATGAGGTATCTGGCATACGAGTTGAATACCTCGAACCCTCGTGGTGAAAGATCGGGCAACCACCGCCCTTGAGTGTCTTGCATAAGGTCGGTGCGACTTTCGGTTGTAAAAGAGCAGGATCGCGGGAAATCCTCCATCGAAAGTCGCCATCTATGGACTCGATCACACTCAAGCGGGACGGCCTCGACGAATCGATCAACTCGCTCGAAGAGGGAGAAACCATGGAGATCCACGGTACTTTTACCGTCGTCTCCAAGTCTGACACTGAAATCGTTGGCGAGCTCACCGACGTGAAGAAGTGCGGGCACATGGGTGAGGACGAATACGAGCTCGACGATGAGGAAGGAGAAGACGAGGGTGGTGAGTACGAGGGCGAGCCGAAAGGCAAACCCATGATGCACGGCAAGAAGGGCAAGGGCATGGGCATCCTCATTATGATCGGTGGCCCTAAGAAGAAGTAACCTCCTGACACATGGTCGATCTCGAAGTCCTCAAGAAGCGCGGCGGAACGGTCGAAGAACTCAAGAAGAAGTTCACGGCCGAGAAGCTCGACGACAAGATCAAGGCGTTGATCGACATGAACTCGTCGCGTATCGACGAGGGCATCCAGCGCAACTTGAACGAGGCTAGGACTTGGTACGCGATCGACCAGGCGTTTGATGCTTCGCAGCGGCAGATTACCTACACCCTCGTTGAGGGCCTGCTTTCCAAGGGCACCTCTACGGAGAAGGTGATGGACGCCATGAAGTCGATGGGCCTCACGTCGAGGCTGTCGAACATGCTGCTCCCGCTGTGCAATTCGGATGGCACCAAGAAGTGTGGACCAGACGGCAAGCCGCTGATGAAGCTGGACATGCCGACTTTCTTCCACATTTTCGTACCGCTGGTTCAGGCGTACACGAAGATGCGCTGGGCCAAGCTGTTCAGCGATCGAGACATTTACCCGCTCTACAAGTACGAGCCGGTGTCCACCACGATGCAGAACCGTGTGCGCTGTGAGATCATCACAAGCCGCATTCAGCGCATGGTTCAGGAAATGGGCTATCGCGAAGACGAGCGCCAATCGATCTTGCAGATGCTCAAGTACGGCGTCTGTCTGAACTTCCCTGCTGAGGACTTCTACCGCGAGAAGCAGATCTACATCGAAAACAAGAAGGAGATTGAGCGCACCATCAAGGAGGGTGTTCGCTTCGAGATCCCTCACCCAAGCCGCATGTTCTACGACCTCAACAGTCGTTTGAGCACTGCCAACACCGATACCGGGATCGAGTACGCCGGCTTCTGGAACGTGCTTCGGTACAAGGACGTAAAGAACAACAAGCAGTTCTGGAACACCGAAAACATCCAGTTCAAATACGGAAGCTGGGTTGAGTCGAAGTACAACTTCTACCGCGAGATCAACCCATGCATGCTCAAGTTCCCGGACCCCACGGCGTTTAGCCCTGGAGCCGGTGACACGGATCGCATTCGCGAGGCCTACCGGTACACGACGAACCACCAGGACGAGGGTGTTACGGTGGTCAGCTACTTCCAGAAACTCATTCCGTCCGAGTGGAACCTGTTCGACTACGATAACCCCGTGTGGATGCGATTCATCCATACTGGATCTCACACTGTCAGTCATGCTGTACCGCTGGCCTACAACCCGCTGGTTGCCTACCTCTACGACGCGGACATGGGCAGCGCCCGAAACTCCTCGCTCGCGCTGGAGATTCTTCCGTTTCAGGACCATCTGTCCAACATGCTCACCCAGTACATTCTGACGGTGAAGCAGAACCTGGAGCGCATCGTTTTCTGGAACTCGGATGTCGTTGATCAGAAGTACATCGACATCATCAACAACCTCGGTGAGAAGAAGTACCGCGGCGTCACGTTCGTGCCGTATTCCAAGCGCGAACTCAGCTGGCAGCAGCAGTCTGAGCGTGACGCGTTCACGCCTGTCCAGTTGCCTCAAGGCTCTTCTGGCGAGATCGCAAGCGGCGTGAACCAGTTGCTCTCCATGATGGAGCGCGTACTCGGGTTCTCGCCTCAGGAGGTTGGACTTCCTGCCGCTCACGAGCAGACGGCACAAGAGGTTCAGATCATCGCCAGCAACACGAGCAACCGGCTGGAGCTTACCGGCAGCTTCATCGATGCAGCCATCAAGGCCCGCAAGAAGCTCCTTTACGAGGCCTTCTTGGCCTACTCAGACGACGAGGTGCTTGCTGATGTCGCTGAGGTTGACGAGGTGAAGAAGCAGACTCTCGACAAGATGGGCTTCAAGGTGGATGAGCCTGAGGGTCGCAACACGACTGCTGGTATTCGCGGCAGCAAAGACGCCCTCCGGGTCGACGGCTTCTCGAGTGATCGCGAGGGCGCTGATCGTATCGTGGATTCCAAGTTGGCCGGAACGATGATCCAGACGTTCCAGTCGATCTTCGCGAACCCGGTACTCGCTCAAGCGGCTGGTCTCGATCAGCTGGTCGACCTCTTCAATCAGGTGCTCGTCTACAGCGGTGCGCCCAAAGATTTCCGCCTGCGTGTTCAGCCTCAACAGGAACAACCATCGCCCGAGGAGGCTCAGCAACAGCAGGCGGCCCAAGAGCAGCAACAGGCTGCTCAGCAGCAGCAGATACAGGAGCAGTTGGCTCAGATGGCCAGCCAGATTGTCGACGGAAAGCTGATGGAACTCAGCGAGGGTCTTCGGACCAATCTGGTGGAGCCGATGCAGGTTCAGTCGCAACAGACCACACAGGCAATTCAACAGCTTGCCCAGCAGCAGGATCAACAGAGTCAGGCGCTGGTCAGGCTGTTTCAGATAATCCAGTCGGCACAGCAAGATCCCAATGTTGGAAGTCCAAGTCAGGTCGCTGGAGGCTACCCAGTCGGGCAAGCTCCAGAAATGGCTCCTGTCCCCGGAGTATTACCTCCTCAGGCAGGCCCTGTTGGCTGAGGTAGCTGTTCTGCAGGCAACTGCATCGAACGTCATCACGAGAAATGCTGATGCAATCCGCGCCCAAGCGGGATTGGACACTCGTGCGTCTCAGTCACTCACCCAAGCAGCGCGTATTCAAACGTGCTTAGACATTCTCGCAACAGTGTCCTCAGAGGGATACCAGTTCAAAACCGCAGAAGTGCATATCACGGACAAGCATGACAACTGAACAACAGCAGTCGCAAGACGCAGACCAGACAGGACTCGGGCAGATGAATGCTGCCCGCAGCGCACCGGCCGAAAAGTCTCCGGCCGAAACCGCAGCCATGAACGAAGCCGCCAAAGAGGCGAGCATGATGCTGCTGGACAAGCTGCTTGGTGAGGAGAACCAGCAGCAGTCCGAAGATGGTCAAAAGGCTACCGAGGAGCCCGGAAATGAGGAGCCTCCCGCGAAGAAGCCCGAGGAGAAAAAACCCGCAAAGAAGGCTGAAAAGAAGGCTGAACCGAAAGCGGAGCAGAAGGTTGTTGAGAAGCCTGCCCCCAAGGCAAGCGAGGAGGAATCCGAAGATCTTCCTGAAGATCCGAAACCGCGTCGCAAAATCTCGGCCGAGAAGATCACCGAGATGGCCAGCAAGGCAGCCGCGGAGGCGACCGCTGAAACGATTCGGCAGATGGAAGAGCGCCGGCTCGAGGCTGAGTACGCTCGGAAGCAGGAGGCGGCCCGCCGAGAGGAAGAGGTCGAGGTTCCTGAAGAGTTCCGTGATGAGGTTGACCGTCTTCGCGAGGTCCAGAAGCTGCACCCGAACGACTACAAGGGACGCGATCTCGCCAAGGAGTTCCTCGAGAGTTCCAAGAAAGAACGGGACTACGAGAAGAAGTGGCGCAAGGAGAACCCGGGTGTCGAGTTCGACTGGGAAGACGAGGAGCACTCCGACTTCGTTGATCAAAACGCCGTCGAGGTTGACGAGCGCCACCTGAAAAACGCTGAGCGTTCCATCATCAAAGAGCAGGCGATCAGGGAAGCTGAGGAGCGTTTCGCCAAGAAGTACGGCCAAGACATCGAAGAGGTCCGCCGATCACGCGCTGAGGCCCAGCTTGCGCCAATGCGCCAGCAGGTTGACCAGATGGCATCCCAGAGCCTATTGGAGGTTCTGAGGCCTGACCTCGTGGATACGTTCGCCACTGACAGAGCCAAGGTGGTTGAAGAGATCAAGAACGACCCTATTGCCATGGAGGCTGTCTCTACGGTCGAACAGTGGAGTCTGCCCGCACTCGATGCCGCTGTGCGCGTCATCAACAACCCGGATGGGTACAGCAACAAGTCGCCCGAGGTTCAGCGACTGGTCAACACCGCACTGCACGTCGAGAAGGTGCTGTCGTCAGTTCCGCGTGAAGAGCGTCCTGTGGCGGAAGACGGGCGCAAGTTTTCAACGATGCGCGACTACGCAAACATGCCTGCCGCCCAGCGTTCCAAGTACTACACGGTGCGAGATGAGGAGCTGGTTCCCCAGCTGATCATCAAGACAGCCCAATACGAGGCCAGCCGAATCAAGGCTGACCTTGAAAATAAGGCCGAGGCGTTCGCCAAGCGCATGGGCTACACGAAAACGGAGAGCAAAACCTCACAAAAGGTGGAGCAAAAACAGCAGCGCGAGTCGAGCGCCCCGAGTGTCAGGGCTCAGGTGTCTCAGCCTGATGCTGGCAATGATGATAACGGGAACGTCAACGGTCTCCCTAAAGCGTTTTGGCAGAGTATCGGATTGTGACGGCTCTCTGCGCAAATTAGAGCAGCGGTGATTGTAAAACACAAAATCGACTGACCTATTCACAAACAGGTCAATCTAGTGACAAGATAAGCGGCGAAAGGAATAACTGAATATGCCTATTGCAACCCCTACCGACAACCTGTTCAGCAGGTGTCTTCCGGCCATCGGGACCAACATTGAGTCCTGTGGCGCTGTGACCGCGTGCGACGCCAAGGTCGTCACGTCCGGTGATCTCGCGTCGATCTACGGATCGAACGACACCAACTACCGCATTCTCGGCAACTTGATTGCCGCGGACTTCGTGGGAAAGGCTGTCGGCGTCCGCCAGAACGGCCTCTATGACTTCCTCCAGGCCAACAAGCGCGTGATGGGCGGCAAGCGCCTGAGCGTGCAGCAGGTGGCTGGTGGTGTCTGGGAGCTCTCGCCCTTCATCAAGATGGGCCGGAAGCGTCAGGTCAACAGTGAGTACTGGACCGCTCGCGTGGTCGCTGCCACTGGTACTACCCCGTCGCAGACTGCTGATCTCGACCTGAAGATCTACTCGCAGGGCTCCATCCCGGCCGACTCTCGCTGGTTCCCGAATGGTCTTCGGATCTTCGTGTCCGGCAAGAACGCTGGCTCGGGTGATCCTGCTGTCGGCGACACCACGTACCGCCTCGCGTTCGTCGTGAAGGCTTATGTGAGCTCTGGTTCTGACAGCAATGGTGCGTTCGTTCGCATCACTGTCACCCCTCAGAACGCTGGTTCCGTGTTTGCGGCTTCCGGCAACGCTGCTGCGGTTCAGGCCAAGGCGAAGATCCCAGCCGGTCTGGCTGCTGACGCCCTCCTCGGTCTTGTGGTGCGCGGCACTCCCAACGTCTCCGACTACGAGAGCCACTGCGCTGAGATCCCGGGCATCAACAACAACCAGCTGCTTCCGTTCTGGATCGAGACCACCCGGTACTCGATCTGCGAAGACGAGCTCACCCAGAAGTACCTCTCGGCGCTTCGGGACTCCAACCCGTTCTTCAAGCAGTTTGGTGATGTTGAGACCGTTGAGCTCAACCGCCAGATCATTGAGGATTTCCAGCGCCGTCACGCCAACAGCTTCTTCTTCAACAAGCCGCTGAACGCGAACCAGACGCTGGCGAACTACAACAACCTCCCGGCGATCAATGTGCCTACCGGCTCCTTGAACCTCGCTGTGGACGGTCGCTGCATTGGTCGCAAGGCCAACGCCACCGGCATCTACGAGCAGCTGGGCGAGTGCGGTCGCGTGTACGACATGGAGGCTGACACCCTCGACCTGAACAAGCTGTTCAACACGCTCTACCGCCTCCAGCGGGAGCGCGAGGCTGCCGGCACCAAGGCGGACATCATCGAGCTCTTCACCGACTCGTTCTACGCGAACCAGTTCATCATCGGTATGGTGAACTACTTCAAGGCGAAGTACGGCTCCGACGTGTTCCGCCTGACCATGCAGCTGAACCAGGGTGGCGAGCAGGGGCCGTTCGGCTTCCGCTTCTACCGCTTCACCCTCGACTACCCGCAGGTCGAGCTCCGCATCGTTACCCACCGCATGTTCGACGACATGCTCGCCGCTCACAAGGCTGCTGGGTTCGAGACCGCTGGCCGCATGATGTGGGCCATCGACTGGCAGAATGTCTACCAGGGCATCATCGACTCGAACAGCGTCACCAACAAGACTGGCGACCTGAAGCAGCTTGCCGCTGTGGATGACAGCTACTCCTGCGTGATGAAGGTGCCGAGCCGGACCACCAAGCTGACCAGCACCACCTACACGGCGGTTCTGGAAGCCGAGACCACCAGCTTCGTGCTGGAGAACCTCGGTCCTGCTGCCCCGATCGGCAACAGCACCAACAACGGTTCGTACTACGTCTAATCAGTGAATGCACTGGGCGGGTGGGTCTAACGGCTCACCCGCCCTTTTTGTTGGATGACTTTCAGTTGCGGCTCTCAACACCCTGATCAAAATCTCGCCATGCGGTACTTTGGAAAATCTCTCGTTTACAACACCATCCAATCGGCCGACGGGCGCACTGTCCCGCTCATCGAGGGCGCTGCCGGCATCGGTCTTCTGGCCACTGAGGACGCGGTCTTTATCGCAGAACTCGAGCTCCGAATCCGCGAAAAGCGCGGCGGAATCTGGGAGATGACACAAGAGGTTTACGACGAGGAGTTAAAAAAAAAGAACGCCTCGAAATCGCTGCAGTCGTCGCTAACCAGACAGGGTCTAACTCTGGCGGCGGTTCAAGCTCAGGCACAACTCCAGTCAGGCGATCCTGCTGCGGCCGTGGTTCCCGCGTCTGACAAGCCGAAGCAGGCTGATCAAACGCCATCCACCTCGCCGGATGAGGTCAAGGTTTCAAAGCCGACAGTCGGAAAACTGAAACGCTAAACCAGCCACATCCCATGAGCGACATTCAAGCCAACCACATCGTTGCAGCCAAGTCCGGTGCCATGTCCATCGGCGGGATGGTCGCCATGGCTGTTTCGCACATTTTCAGCCTACCAAGCTGGGTTCAGATGGCCGCTGCGGTGGCCACAATGTGTGCGAGCTTCTACGCCATCCGATTGAGTCGGGTGAACATCAAGAAGATCGAGGCTGAGCTCAAGATACTGCGAGCCAAGGCGAACCAACTTGGTGTATCAATAGACGACTGATGAAAGCGTTTCTGATCACACTGCTTCTGTTCATTGCCGGGTGTGGAGCTTTGGTGCCAAGCACCGCGAAGCGCACATCGTCAACGTCAGAGGTCGCCGCTTCCACGCTCAAGGGTTCCGAGCAGTTCTCCAAAATCGTTACAGGACAGAGGCCTGACCCCAAAACCGCTACGGAGTTTCACGTTGGCGGACTTGGAAACAAGGTGAGTGTCACGATTCCGAAAGAGCCGGAACAGATTCCGCAGGCACCTCCGGTCGCAATGGTTGCGGTTCCGGTGGTTCCAAAAGAAACTGCTCAAACAGTTCAGACTCAAGCTCAGCAGCCGTATCGTGAAGAGATTCACTATTCGTCCAACGTGGATGCCTCAGACAAGGAAAAGACCACCGAGTCGATTGCAAAATCGGTTTCAATTCCGCTGGGTGTTAACCTGATTCTGATGGCGATCGGAATGCTTGCCTTGCTGTTCGCGATCAACAGGGCCAGGAAGTCTAGCCTTGCCGTGAACGCCGCCTACCAGACGTTCGACTCTGTGCTTGCTGGGCAGATCAGAAGCATCAGAGAACGCGCCATTCTCTCGACCGACAACCAGACAATCAGCATGCTGAACGCCCAGATTGCCGACATCGAGGCTCAGCGCGGAAGGCTTGTACGATGAACTTCTCTCAATATTACGCCCAGATCAGCACTGCCGTCTTCCCCGAGGGCGAGGCTGAGAACCTTGTCCACGTTCACAAGCTGGCCGTGAAGGATGCGCTCATCGACATTCAGACCAAAATTCCGTGCCTGCGAACCAATCACGCGGACTACATTGGGCAGTCGTCGACCTTGTTCCATTGCGGTGCGAGCACGTTCGACACCGTGGACGGCAACATTGAGCGCATCTACACGTCTGCACTGGACGGAGGTTGCGATCCGGTTGAGGCCATGTTTGTGGACCACGAGCGAATGCTCGACATGATCCACAGCTACCGCTGCTGTCTTCCGGGTGACGCTTACGGCATGACCCCTCATGCGCCAAACGATGCTGTTGGCGCTCCTATCTACGCACCTGGAAGCGTGAGCACGGACAAGGGGTTCCGCACCGGACCTGGAGCCCTCTACTGGTCCATCAATCGCGGCACCGTCTACGTGTTTCCATCGATCGACAGCACTGAGCAGATCGTGGTTGAGTGGAACGGCATTCAGCGGACGTTCATCGACACTACTGTGATACCGGTGACGTTTGAGAGCCGCGATGTCATGCAGGCGGTCGAGGTCTACTTGGACGCACAAGTGGCCCGCCGAGAGACCAAAGACATGAGCGACTACCAAACCGCAAACTCGCTGTACACGAGCGCGATTTCACAGTTGGCCTACGACTGCCGCAAAGCTCAGCAAGCGGTTCGCAGCCCCAAGGTTATGCCTCCCGATGTATGCTGACGGTCAATGTTAGGCCCCCTCTAGCTTCCCATGCACGACTCTCTGGTAGACCTCTGAGGTTCTACACGCCAGCGACAGACCCATCCACCGGCTACGGCCGACTTGCTGAGGCCTGCATGCAAGCGGTCAATGCGGTGCATGTATCACCGCTCGATTACCCGGACATAGTTCTGGCAGACCCCACCAACGTCTCGGTGTCACCGATTCGGTTCACGATGTGGGAGCCAACTCAGCTTCCACCAACGGCAACCGGGTTCATGTCTGCAAGGGCTCTGATCGTGCCATGCAAGATGAATGTCCGTGTCTTCAGGTCCAGTGGGTATCGTGGAATGATCCACGCGGTTCCTCTATGGGGTGAATCGCCATGGGCACCAATGCCTCCTGATGACGTGTTCAAGTTCGTGTCTATCGGCCGAGACAATGGTGTTCGAGCACGCAAGGGCATGGACGAACTCATCGAGTGCTTCAAGCTGGCGTTCCCTCGAGAGCGTGATGTCAGACTGACAATCAAGAGTAGCAACGACTGCTACAAGCTGGACCCGAAAGACGATCGAATCACTGTGTCTCGAGAGACTTTAACGCGACCCAAGTACGAAGAGATGCTTGGGGCGCACCACTGCGGCGTGTTCCTGTCAGGCTTGGAGGGGTGGAACTTCCCGGCGTGCGAACTTATGGCGACCGGAAGGCCGTCGATCATCGTCCCGTGGGGAGGGCCTGCTGATTTCACAACTCCAGAGACATCGTGGCACCTGCCTTACACCATGGTCCAAGCACCGGACGACAAGCCGTACTTCGGATTTGGGCAGGGAGGCAAGCCATCCAGAGACGGTGTCATTCACGCCTTGCGCGAGGCGTACAGCAATCGCTCCCTACTGAACGAGAAGGCGACAAGGTCTTACGAGATGTCGTTCAAGTTCACCAAGTCCAAGTTCATGGAACGACTCCGTGTTGTCGCACTAGACATTCTCAGTAGTGTTTGATCCATGGCATCCAACGCCAAGGCAACCCTGATCAAGCGGTTGGCATCAACCCCTGGCAGGGGCAATGGTGCCAATACCGGCTTGGGTACTGCCGACGTTGTCATACCCGACTTTCCGCAACTCCCTCAAAAGCTCAATGATGCCACCGTCAGGGAGTTTTCAGATGCCGTAAACCGGTGGCGGATCAGCCTTCAGGCTCAGTTTCCGATTCCGACTCAGCAGTCGACTGCGGTCACCGAGGCTCAGGCGGTCGACGTTTCCGATCAAATCTCAAGCGCGATTCAGTCTGCGGTCGCCAGCATCAACTCTCAGATCGATTCGCTGAACCAGTTGATCGTGTCGAACACGACCAACCTCCAGAACCAGATCGACTCAATCAGCACCGACAGCGGTGTTACGGTTGACGAGGTTGAGTCGCTCATTCAGTCGGCGAGGTACATCCATACTCAGGGTGTTGCATCGGCTTCATGGACAATCAATCACGGGCTGGGGTGGTTCCCATCAGTCACCGTGGTTGATCAGTCCAAGAACGTCTTCTATGGGGACGTTCGATACATTGACTCAAACTCTCTCGTGGTCACGTTTTACGCAGAAGTGTCGGGAACCGCGTATCTAAATTAGGACTGCCATGCCCAAGTTTCTCTCAATCCTAGACATGTCGAACCTGCAGATTGTTAATCTGCAGATCCACAACAGCCCGACGGTCCCGTATGCAGCGAGCACTGGGAAAGGCTCGATGTGGATGGACACGTCGAACAACCGGCTCAACTGGAGCGACGGCGTTAACTGGCGGGCCATCTACCCGATGGACACCCAAGCGACCGCTAACACCGCGGTGCTTCGTGATAGCTCTGGCGGGTTCTCAGCCGGAACTATTACCGCGACGCTTTTTGATGGCACGGCAACTCAAGCAAACAAGCTCACCAATGCTCGTAACATCGCCATCAGCGGAAAGGCTACGGCCGCTGGTGTTGGGTTCGATGGGACGGCGGCGATCAGCCTCAACGTCACGTCACTTTCAGTTGTTCCTGGGGAAATCACACTCGCGAACAACCAGATCATCGTTGGAAACGGAAGTGGTGTTGGTGCTGCGGTAGCCAAGAGCACTTTCCTGCTGTCCGAATTGGGTGCTCCGACTGGCCCTGTGTCTTTCGGTGGCCAGCTGATTACCAACGTCGCCGACCCTGTTTCTGGAACTGACGCAGCCAACCGCCAGTTCGTCGAGAGTTTCGCTCAAGGCCTTGATCCCAAGGCGTCTTGTCGTGTTGCCACCACCGCTGATCTCGGTGGCACCTACAACAACATCACCAAGACGATGACGGGCGGCCTGACGCCGCTCATCATCGACGGTGTTACGCTTGCCGCTGGGAACCGGGTGCTGGTTAAGAACGAAACCAGCGGAAACGGCGCGAGCGAAAACGGCATCTACACGGTCACCAATGCTGGCAGTTACAGCGTGGCCTGGGTTTTGACCCGCGCCAGCGATTTCGACACCAGTGCTGATGCCAGCCCCGGATCGTTCACCTTTATCGAAGAGGGCACGGTCAACAAGGACACCGGCTGGGTGATGACGGCCGATGCGCCGGTCGCGCTCGACACCACCGCTCTCAACTGGACTCAGTTCTCTGGCGCTGGTTCTTACACGGCCGGGCGCGGCATGGTTCTCAACGGAACCCAGTTCCATTTCGCCCAGAACTCAGACTACACGGCGAACACGATCCCATACGCCACTGGAGCGACCACGATCGGGTTTATCGGGGCAGGCACAGCCCACCAGATTCTCCGTGTTCCGGCGGGCGGTGGGGCTCCGTCATTCGGTGCAATCGATGTTAGTGCGACTTCGGCTATCGTCGGAACGCTTGCGGCAGCCAACGGCGGCACGGGCCAGTCTTCGTACACCATCGGCGACATCCTTTACGCCAGCGCATCCAACGCGCTTTCCAAGCTGGCTGGCGTGGCTGTTGGCAACGCGCTGATTTCTGGCGGTGTCGGCACTGCTCCTAGCTGGGGTAAGATCACGCTGACCAATCACGTCAGCGGAATCCTGCCGATTGGAAATGGCGGCACGGGCCTTTCGACGTGGACCACTAACGGGGTGTTCTACGGCGGTGCGAGCGCGATGGGCCAAACCGCTGCGCCCACTTCTGGACAACTGCTTGTTGGGAGTGTTGGCGGTGTTCCGACATTCGTTGGCATGTCGGGCGACGCCACGCTGTCTGCGGCAGGTGGTCTCACAATCTCTGCAAACGCGGTCACATACGCCAAGTTTCAGCAGATCGCCGGCTTGTCTGTGTTTGGCAATTCGAGCCCGTCTGCTGCTAACGGCGGAGCGATCTCGGGAACTGCCAATCAGGTGCTCCGTGTTGACTCGGCTGGCACCGCGCTTGGTTTCGGTGCGATCAACCTTGCGAGCGGCAGTGCTGTCACCGGAGTGCTTCCCGGCGCGAACGGCGGCACTGGAACCCAGTACGCCCAGTTCACGACTGGCGGCACCACGCTACGCACCTATTCGCTGCCGAACCTGAACTCCCAGTTGGCGGCTCAGGTGTCTGGCACGATCACCGGCAACGCGAGCACCACCGTGTTCAGCGCCACCCACAATCTGAACACCAAGAACGTCGTCGTCTCAGTGTTCGACTCCAGTGACGACAGAGTGTATGTGGACACCAAGACATTCGACGTGAACACCGTTCGCTTCACTTTCGCTGTCGCTCCCGCTTCGGGAATCACATATCGCTGGGTCGTCGTCGGCTACTAATCCATCTCCAGAATGAAGTTCGAGAGCCAACTGCAGATCGTCACGGCAGCGGGGGTTCCCCCGTTCACGGTCAATCAGACCGCGCTGGTGATCAACCTCAACGCCGACCTGTTGGACGGGCAGCACGGGTCGTACTACGCGGCGGCATCATCGCTTGGAAACTACCTTCCACTGACTGGCGGAACGCTCACTGGAACGCTGACTGGAACGGTTGGCATCTTCACAACGCTCAGAGCGACTGAGCTCACCAGCCTCCTCGGATCGAATGGTCCGATCACGATCACTCCTGACGGCACCGGACATGTCCACATCAACTCGACGGACATCCGTATTGGCTCGAACAACACGAACGCCACGCTCGCAACTCGAGGCACTGGCGACCTGACACTCAGAACTCACGAGGGCTCTGCGAACGAGGGTTTCATCCGAATCTACGATGGAGCGAACGGAAACATCGAGATCACCCCCAACGGAACCGGCACGGTTGTTGTCGGCAAGCTGTCAGGAAGCACCGCGTCGTTCAGCGGTCAGGTTACTAGCACTGTTGCTACCGGAACCGCACCGCTTGTCATCGCCAGCACGACTGCTGTCACGAACCTCAACGCCGACCTGCTCGATGGGCAGCACGGGGCCTACTACCAGAATGCCAGCAACCTGAATGCTGGCACCGTGCCGAGCGCACGCCTGTCGGGCAGCTACAGCATCGATATCACAGGGAACGCCGGTTCATCGTCCGCACTCACAACCAACACTGGCAGTGCGGCTAGTGCTTTGCAGTACTGGCAGCTGAGCGGCAACTCGACCCTTAACCCCAACACCAACTGGTGGTACGCTCTCCGGCTCTCTCACGGAGACGCCGACACGTACTACTCGGCGACCATCGCGGTAGACTTCTTCAATGACGAGATTCAATTCCGTCGGAAGCAGAACAACGTAAATCAGACATGGAGGTCGCTTCTCCACAGCGGCAACTTCAACTCCTACGCTCTCCCACTCACTGGCGGAACCATCACCGGCCAACTGTCCGTCAACGGATCAACCGCTTCAGACATTCTGAGGCTCTACACGACCGGGTCAACCGTTTGGAAACTCGGTGTAACCGATGCCAGCGGCAGCTATTTCAACATCACGGCTGATTTCGGAAACGTCACGATCTACAAGCTCAACGGCAACATCACGACGCCGGGATCGTTCGTCTCAACCGTCGCCACCGGCACCGCTCCTCTGTCGGTCACGAGTACCACGGTCGTAGGCAACCTTAACTCTGACCTGTTGGACGGTCAGCATGGGTCGTACTTCGAGAACCGGGACACTACCGCTGTCGGATTCTCAGGTGGCACTCTCACGCTCACGCGAGCCGCAGGTAATCTGACGACTAGCCTTGATGGGCGATATTTACCACTCACGGGCGGTGTGCTGACGGGCGCACTCACTGGAACGACAGCAACATTCAGCGGCAACGTGGCCCTGAATGCGAGAGTCTCGTTCGGAAACAGACAGCCTGTCTACAGCCTCTTCCACGGTGGAGCTCAAGATCTTGCATGGAAGAAGATCGCGGACATCACGTTTGGAACCGCGCTCTACTCGGCAGCGACATTCAAAGTCGAGGTCATCGACGCGAACACCAACTTCGGCTCCATGGCAGACTGCAAGCCGATGACGTTCTTCGTGTCGTGCAGGCGAAGCGGAGGTGTGCTGAACGACGCTGACAACGCTCTTGTATTCGGCCCGGTCGCTGACTACGTGCGGGCGGTAAAGACGGCCACTGGAGTCTATGAGCTTCAGATCCGACAGATCGCAGACTGGCTCAACCACATCTTCATCGTTGAGATTATCAGTCAGGGTGCTGGCACTGTAACCTACGTCACCGGAACCCCCGCCAACGGATCGACCACTGGAACCATCTACCTGCCAACCACTGGCGGTTACACTCAGCGGTTCACCAATCTCAGTGTTGCCGCTGCAAGCTCATTTGCAGGTCAGATCACAAGTACGGTTGCTACTGGCACTGCGCCTCTGGTGATCGCGAGCACTACGCTCGTATCTAACCTCAACGCGCAGTACCTGAACGGCCAGCTGGGCAGCTACTACGAGAACCGGGACGCAACGGCTCTCGGATTCTCTGGCGGAACCCTGACGATCACACGCGCCGCCGGAAACCTAACCGCGAACCTCGATGGCCGCTACCTGCTTCTGAGTGGTGGATCGATGACGGGTGCAATCACGCTCACCAACTCTAGCACTGCCGATGGAACCGGAATGCTCGTTATCAACGGTGCGACCAACACCGAGAGAGCGATCATGTTTCAGGACTCAGGAGCCAACAAGTGGTGGTTCGGGCGTGACAACAGCGGCACTGTTGCGACTGGTATTGGGTTCTACAACTACACTGCAGGCGCGTTCGACTTCTACATCACTGATGCAGGCACTGCGACGTTCAGAAACACCGTCAGCGCGAGCATCACTGGAACGTCTCGAGGAGTCGGAACCACTGACCCAACAATCGGAACCGGCGGGCTGTGGGTGACTTCCGCGACAGGCCTGAACGTGGCGCGAAACTCGACCGCGTACATTGTTCTCGACGCCGGCAACGTCGGCTCCTACGCGCTCCCCATCGCAGGTGGCACCATCACCGGCAACCTCACGATCACCGGCACGCTGAGTGAGGGTGGCTACCTCGCGTTCCCTGAGCGCGTCTACACGGTCAATCTCACGGCGCAGTCTGCCGCGAACTTCTACCCAATCGTTATTAACGGAAGCCCCGGAAGCGATTATTGGCACCACAGATTCTCGCTTGAGATGCCGGACCTTGGCGGCGGATCTGCGTACAACATGGACCACCTGCACGGTGAGGCTCGTGGCCAAGGATGGTCTGATAAGACCGGATTCTACCGTGTCTTCCACAACTGCTACGACAACGCTGAGCGTTCAGTGCTCGGCATCTGGCGTGGCACGCAAAACTGGTTCGGCATCGTTTTGTACGTCCGAGGCGGCCAGACATACTACGTGCGCACGACCTCGCGCTCTGTCTCTGGCTTCACCTCCGCTACCACTCAAGGTAACGCCACGTTCGCGATTAAGAACGCTGCTGGCTCCGATGTTTCTGGAACATCCGCGAACATCGGGGAGTTGCTCAACCTGATCAACACGCCTCAGGGGTTCCACAGCAGCTACAACAACTACATCGGCGGCACGCAGGTCGTCACGAACACGGGAACTTGGGGCATCAGCATCAGCGGAAGTGCGGCCCAGTTGAACGGGCAGGCTGCTTCCTACTACGAGAACCGAGACACGACTGCGGTGGGCTTCTCGGGAGGAACGCTCACGCTGACTCGAGCAGCAGGAAACCTGACTGTGGGCTTGGACGGGCGCTACCTTCCCCTGACTGGAGGCGCACTGACCGGAACGATCTCCATCGACACGACTGGGTCCAGTAGCTCGACCAGTTCGGTGATTATCAAGCGCAGTGGTCAAAGCGCCTTGAACTTCGGTCAGTATGCTGGAGCGTGGCGATCTGCGCTACAGATTCAGAGTAACGCAAGTGACAGGCTGCTGTTCTTTGCACCGCCCGAGGCGGATTATCAGTATGGCATCCTCCGCGCTGCGAACGGTGGACTGAAGATAGATGTTGGTGGAACGACATCAAGCACTGGCACCAACGCGATCAGCATCGAGGCGTCCGGCGCGGTGTCGATGCCGGTGTCGTTAAACGTGGTCGGTGCGGTTACCCAGAACGGCAACCAAGTCCTACACGCGGGGAACTACAACTCCTACGCGATGCTGACCACTGGCATCCCGAGTGGGAGTGACCAGTACGTCAATTTCCGCGTCATGCGGAACTCGGCTGCAAGCCCTGCCGATGGCATGTTCATCGGCTACGGCAACGCCAGCAGTGGCCGCACACGCATCTACGGCGAGGGCTCTACAACCTCTCACGTCTACCCTGACGCGAACGGAAACCTCATGCGTAGCGATGGGTCGGCGTACCTGCACTCCAGCAACTACTCCAGCTACGCCCTTCCGCTGAGTGGTGGAACAATGACCGGCGACATCGTGTTCGCCAATGACTCTGTCAGGGCAATCACGAATGCCGCAGGGAATGCTGGGTATCGACCTGACGATGCGTACGGAAACACGTACATGTGGAACTACGCATCAGCAGCTGGCTGGTACGGTGATTTCAACTCATTCTATTGGAGGACTGCCGCCTCTTCACTGCTGATGTCTTTGACAAGCGGTGCTTTGAACTCTTTGGTTTCCATTCAGCAGAACGGCAACCAAGTCCTGCACGCAAGCAACTACCCTCAGTACGCACTGCCGATCACCGCTGGTGTTAGCAACCCGCTCACCGGCCAAACGAAGATCAAAGCAGGTCACAGCACCACGCGGTTCCAGCTGCACTACAACCACGACAACAACGACAACAGTGCGAACGCTGGATTTCTGACACTCTGGGCTTCTGAGCCTGGAATCTCGTACCCGTACACCGGTATCGGCGGCAACATCCACATCGATGGCCAACACTACGGACGCCAAGGAAGTGGTCTGGCGTACGGCGTGTACATGAGGTTCAACACGGGTGACGGGTACACAGAGTTTTGGAACACCACCGGGGCTCCCGGCGTGGCTGGAGGTCAGGGGACTCGCCGCGCCTACATTGCTCAAGACGGCGAACTGTACGCGACTGCGAACGCATACAAGGTGGTTCACGCGGGTAACTTCTCCAGCGTCATTGGCTACACCCCCGCCTACGGCACAGCTGCCTACCAGTCCAAGAGCCTCGACACCGTATCGACTCCGGGGCTCTACCAGTACGACGGTGCGTTCGGCGGAACCAAGCCACCTGACAACTCTCCGAACTACCGCACCATCGAGATAGGGAGCAGTGCTCGCTTTTCTCAAATAGCGATGCCATGGAACTCGGACGGGTTCTACTTCAGAAGGCGCGTGGACTCGTCTTTCACGGCGTGGAGAACTGTACTGCACGATGGGAACTACAACTCCTACGTCCCAACACTGACTGGCACAGGGGCGTCCGGTACGTGGGGTGTCCGCATCACTGGATTCGCAAATCAAGGAAGTCAACGTCTGTACTCGACGGACGCTTCGTACAACTACGACTCAGCAAACCCGTATTTCGGGTTTTTGACGTACAACGGACCCGTGAATCGATGGCGCTTTAAGGTGAGCCCAGCTACGCCTGACGCTGTCGAGGTAGCATACGCAGACGTTTCTGGCTCTGCAAACGCCATCGCTGACGGCGCGGTCTCCACGACTGCCAAGCTGGCCAACTCCGTGGTGACGTACGCGAAGATCCAGAACGTCGCGGTGTCTACGGTTCTTGGAAATAGCAGCGCGTCTGTCGCTCAGGCTCCTCAGGCGCTCTCGATGGCCACACTGGCGGGCATGCTGAGCGGCCAGACGATGAACATCGTTGGAAGCTCAACCAGCGTGTCGGCAGCGGCGGATCAGGCGATCGTCAATCAGCACAACGGAAGCGGCTCAGCATGGTACGGACGCATTCTCTCCAAGAACTCGACCAACGATAGGTCGGCGTTCCTTGGGACATACGGAAGCGTTGCAGGCGTCTTCGCCCACAACAACGCCTTAAGCGCATGGGCAGACCTCTACATCAACACGGTGGACGGCAGCAGCGGCGGAACCGTCCGAATGCCGTCCTCTGTCCTGATCAGCGGCAATCAGGCGCTCCACGCGGGAAGCACCAGCGCACCGAGTTTGAGCATTGGTGGCAACGCGGCTACGGCAACCAATCTCAGCACCAACAGAACCAACTGGTCCACCAACGGCGTGATCTCAGCCGTGGTCGGTCAGTTGGCTTGGAAGCACTACGGCAACAACCACACGATCTTCGACGCTTCCAACTCTACGTCGCCAGCCGGAGGATCGGTCAACAACACCAACGCGCAGATAGCTTGGTCATCAACCTACCCAACCCTGATGGGTTGGAATGGTTCAAATACGTACGGCGTTCGAGTCGATTCTGCGCGGGTTGCTGATTCGGCTACGTCTGCAACATCTGCCACCTCGGCAACCACGGCCACAAATTCAACACAGCTGAACGGTCAAGCCGCGAGCTACTACGAGAACCGCGACACCACATCGGTCGGCATTTCAGCTGGCACACTGACACTTGGTCGAGGCGCAGGAAACCTGACGACGACCATCGGCGGTCGCGTCGTGGCATGGTGCGACTTCAACGGCAACTTCGCGAGTTCACAGAGCCCCAACGCGAGCTTCAACGTCTCAAGCATCACCAAGAACGCGACTGGCGACTACACCGTGAACTTCTCGAGCTCGCTCGGCACCGCGAACTACGTTGTCGCAGGCACCGCACAGCTTGACACCCCGAGCCCGGGCGCGAGCAACTACAACGTAATGGTTGCTGTTCCTCGCCGAAGCGGCGCAAAAGCGGCTGGCAGCTGCCGCGTTGTCTGCGAATATCCTGCTGGCGTTGCGCTTTACGATTCCATCTCAGTTGGCGTCGCCTTCATAGCCGCATAATGAAAGTCATCATCTACACCAACGACGATGGGTGGGTCAGCGTGGCAACACCATGCTATCCACCGAACACCAGTACAGAGCAGGAATCCCAGATCGCTGCGCTGATACAGCAGAAGGACGTTCCCACTCTTCCAGATGGATCGGTGCGACCGTCGTTCATCGTGGACTCGGCAAGTCTCAGTGGGATGAACCTCTTCTTCGAGGCATGGAGGTTGACCCCCAGTGGCGCGGTAATCTGGAGCAAGCCTGCAGCCGATGAGCTCAAGCGAAAGCAGTTCCGTGTACTCCGAAAGCCGCTGCTTGAAGCACTCGACGTGCAGTTCATGCGGGCTCTTGAGGATGGGGACACCGCCACCACGACCGCCATCGCTACCAAGAAGAAGGCGCTACGCGACGTGACGTTGATCGATCTCTCGGAGTACGATACACCGGAGAAGCTGAACGCCTTCATTCCCGAAGTGCTAAGAAACTTGTAACAATATGCAACCGAACTACCGCCAGATCCAACCGGCCCCCGTGTTGGACAAAACCGCAAACGCCATCTCGATCCCGTACGCGAACGTCCAGCTGTTCCAAAGCTGCACCGCCCAGTACGAGGTTCGTCAGGTCACCGAGATCCCACCCCTGCCGGATGGTCAGGTGCTGCCCCCGATCTGGGGTCCGGCCCTGATGAGCGGCAACATCACCCTCTCCGGTGACGACTACACCGCTTGGGGCGCTGATGACAACTACCTCTACGAGAAGGTGGCCGAGAAGTTGGGCCTGACTCTGATTCCGCTGCCGACCGCTTGACACTGAGAGGCCGGTGTTGTACACCTAAAACCGCATGGCTGACACCAACGAATTTGCCTCTAAGATCAACGCTGAGCGGGAGCTTGTTCTCCAGAACATCCAGCAGCTTGAGCAGAACATCAACATTCTGACCCAGCAGCTGAATCAGGCGCAGCAGAACCTGCTTGCCTCCAAGGGCGCTGTCATCGGATTCGATCGACTTCTTGCTACACTCGTCTCGTCGGTCCCCACTGGGACTGAGCCGGTTACCAGTGAGTCTGCCAACTAACAGGTAACACCAAAGCCAGTGGCCCATCCTCGAAAGGGGGTGGGCCTTTTCATTTAGCGACTCCAGCTTGCTGCTTGAGTATGTGCGGAGTACCACCGTGAGTATGAGTTCGCCGATCACAGGCAGTAGTTTCACTGTAGCGACGCTTGGAGAGAGCTTCTGCAACCGGATCACCAATCTTCTGGCGCTGTCGTCCAAGATGAAGCTGTGGTTCGACTGGGCATTTGATGACGCTGGCAACGCTACATCTGACTTCAAGTCGATGTTCCTTCCTCCTCCCAACGTGATCATGCCGTTTTACATGTCGGACACGGAGGCTGCGGTGAAAGCTGCTGTTGCTGAGCTCAGCAAGCCCACTGGAGACACCGGACTCCCGTTCTGGCGACTTTGCGACGGAACCAATGGCACCCCGGATCTCCGTGGCCGCGTGATTTCTGGTGCTGGTGCTGGGTCCGCGCTCACTCAGCGCAACAACGGGGACATTTTCGGCTCAGAAAGCGTGACACTGGCATCGAATCAGGTGCCTGTTCAGCCTCATTTCCATGGTGTTGGACGCCGTGCGGCGGCTGGATCGATCGATGCAGGTAACAACGACTTCGATTTCATCATGCGCCAGTGGACGCTCCCGGGAAATTACCACTACAACGAGCTTCAGGGTGACGGAAGCCTGTCTGGAAACGGGAATTTCTCGAATACGGGCAACGCTGCCACCACAGGACTCATTTCTGACGGCGAAGCTGCTGCCCCTGCTGCTGGTGTTTCCGTGTTTCAGCCCTCGATGGCCATCTGGTTCATCATGCGCACCACTCGAACTGTATGAAGAGACTCGGAAGTGTCAGAGAGACCGGCATTCAGCTGAATGCTGTATCGCTTGATCTGCGATCCCCTGCTGGAAAGACCAGCGAGGGGTACTTCCGCCTTGTCGTCAATGCCATTAGCGATCGGGAAGGCCGTCTGAGGCGTCTTGGCGGCTGGAGACCGCTTGCTCTTGGTGAGCTTCCTGCCGGAAACGAGGATCTGCACGACCAACTGCTGACCAACACGGTGTCTCCGAGTGTGATCAGCGGCACGGCGGTGATCTCGGTTGTTGGCGCTACCGTTGCGGTTCAAAACCCGGGATCGGTAGTGGCTCCTACGGCCACGGTTTCATTCACTGGAGGCACCGTTTTTGCCTACATCCCAACCATCTCCAACTTCCCGACGATTTCGATCGTCCCGCCGGATGTTCATTCGTTCGTTCCGTGGACTGGCTACCTGTGGCGCGTGTCTACACGTACCACCGACGCTGTAACCACCGGTTCTCCAGGCTACGTTGATCTCCAGTACAACTCTATCCAGGCTGGAGGCAATCAGACCGTCCGCATGTACTCAAACACCAACGCTGCAGCGAACCAGAACGTGTTTGCGTACGGGTGTGCGCCTGCTGACGCGATTGGTTTCACTGACAGTGGTGTTTCAGACAAGCTGATGGTCTGGAACCAGACCGCACAAGACAGCAGCCTGCTTCCGCCCACCAACACTCAAATCGTTTGTGAATGAGCGCACCTGAGTACATCACTTTTCTGGCCCACATGCGTGGCGAAAGCGGAGACACCCGTCTCTTGGCTGGAACGCGCTCTCGCCTCTACTCAAACACCGGTCTGGACGGCAACTGGCGGCTCCTGATTGGCGGCTTAGGCGGCGAAGTGCCTGCCGCTGGTGTTCCTGAGACGCGATGGAAGCACGCCCAGATGGGTGGCATCACGATTTTCACCAATGGCATGGACCAGCCGTACTGGTGGTCGTGGGAGAAGCCTGCGGACCCCACCACTGGCTACTCAGCTGAGCTTCTGGACGACTTCGTGGCCATGGACATCACCACAGTGCGGTCCATTGGTGCTTGGCGCGGGTTTGTCTTCGTTGGAAACGTCATCAGCGAGGGCGCTGTCTACCAGAACCGTGTATTCTGGTCGGACTTCAACGATCCGCTGAGTTTTGTGCCTGGACCTGAGTCTTTGGCCGGCTACATCGACCTCGGAGAAGATGAGCGGGTGCTTGCGATGGCTCCTCTTGGAGCACAGTTCCGGGTCTACACCGACAAGGCCATCTACAACGTGGACTTGGTGGGCGGGGACGAGGTTTTCAACTTCCGCGAGGTCTATCGAGGCCCTCAAGTTTTGAGGTTCGAGAACAGCCTCGTGAATCTGGGAGAACTGCACGTCTACGGCGGAGAGGACACGCTCTACGTCATCGGTGAGTTCGACCGCAGCCCGAGAATCCTCGACTGGCTGTACCGTGCTTGCGGTGCGATCTACAACGGCGTCAGTGCCGACTATCTTGGCGGTGTCACCACGTCGTCATTGCCGGCTTTCGGCCCGATCAACCGCGGTGCATGTCACTTGCTGGTTGGTGGCTACGATGAGGCCGAGCGGATGGTGTGGTTCTCGTGGGCTCCTGACGCTGAGACGGTTCCTTCCAAGTCGCTGGTCCTTCAGATGGACATTGGTAAGGCCTGCTTGGTTGAGTCTGGCTTCACATCATTCGTTTCGCACCTGCCTAGCTATCAGTCCAATGTGAGGCGGTGGCTGGCCGATATCGGCGCATGTCTTCCAGAGCCGACTCCCGGTGAGGGCAACCCGCTTCCGATCACGTTCGTTCTGGACACCAGCCTGACCTGCATTCGCAACACCACCGAGGACTACAAGCTGCCTCCAAGTCCTACTGGTTCGCTGTGCGCCAAGATCGATGCGAATCCCAGCTTGGAGCCGGACTGCACACCCTGTGGCAACGGCTACAAGTTCATCATGGCCTCCTCTCAGGACAAGTGTCTGAAAGAGTACACGCCTGATGTCTACGCTAGAACCTACTGCACCACCGACCCGAACAATCGGTCAGGCCTGGCGTGGACCACCACGAACCATCCGACCACCGTGGTGAACTACGCCGACTACGGCTACACCACTCTGATCCAGACGGACTCTCAGGACATGGGAACTCCGAACAACAAGACGATCTCTCGTATCGCTGTTGAGTACGACGCCCCGGACGTGCCTGACATCAACGCCGCGTTACTGCATGTGGACATTGGGTACGGCTCTCAGCCGCACCGGTTGATCTGGCAGACCTCAAACCCTCGCAAGATCGACCGACTGTCTTCACAGACCGAGAGCCAGATGGCGACCGACAACATTCGGCCGAACCGCATCGCAACGTACCAGTTCTTCAGGACTGGATCGCAGATTGGGTTCCGGTTGATGATCGCAAACTCCAGTCGAAACCCTGTGATCGGCGGTTCGTCTTCTCTAAACGAGATGAGCGTCTCAATGAGATCTTCACACGGAGACTATTTCTAGCATCAACACCGCTTCGGCGGTTCACTAACTCAAAGAACAGGACACGCTATGGGCATTTCAAATCTCGGTGGAATCATCGGGGCATTCGCTGGCTCCAAGATGGAGCGGATGAACAAGAATCAGGGTCTTCAGGACCAGATCGACACATCCGTTGGCGGCATGGACAAGTATCGTCAAGAGGCGGACACCGCCCTTGGCAATTACACTGCCGCGAACCGAACCGCGATTGGTGAGGTCGGCCGACTCAACAAGCAAACCGAGGGTGAAACCAACCAGATGCTTGGCGGTCTTCGTCAGGCCAGCTTCATGGGTGACCGCGAGCGTGCCCGAGAAGGCGACCTCGGTGCGCTTCAAGGGTTTCTTGGTCAGCTTGGAGGAGGAATGTCCAAGGCCGACAAGATGGCCGCTTCTCGCTTGGGCTACGCTGGCAAGGCTTCTGGCACCTACATGGACAAGCAGCGTGCCGGCTACGTTGGAGCGTTTGGTGCGCCCATTGCGCAGCAGATCTTCGGCGGCCTCAATCAGGCTGCCGCCGGAGCGGGCGCTGAGCGTGGCGCGAACGTCGGCCAGCAGATGGGGTTGATGCAGTACCGCAATCAGCTGCCGATGAACGTGGCCCAGATGGAGCTCAACCCACTGCAGGCTCGTCAGCAGGCTCGTCAGTCCGAGATCGGACAGCTGGGTGGTCTGTCTGACGTGAACAACTCGAACTTCGCAGGCTTCCAAGAGAAGCAGAACAAGTGGGCCAAGCTGGGTAGCGCCCTTGATTCAAGTGTCAACAGCGCCATCGACACCGGAATGAGCCTGTACAGTGGCGGGATGCTCGGCAGTGGTGGCATGCTTGGAGGCCTCATGGGAGGTCTCGGACTCAGCGGTGGAGGCCGTCAGCAACAGCAGCAGGCCCCTCCTCCGATGGCTTACGGTTACCCGCAGCCGGCCTATGGCTACGGCAATCCGATGATGTACGGAATGCCGATGTACGGCCGCCCCTACTGATCAACCCTGAACAACAATCAGACCTAATAAATTTATGGCAGACGCTTATGGATCGACGTTGGACTCGCTGATGGCCAACAAGGCGGCTCAACAGGCCAGCCAGCAGGCTGAGGCGAACTCCTACCGTAACTTCCTCAATCAGGTGTCCAACACCAATCTCCGCCGTCGCGAGGGAGAGGCTCTCGATCGTCGTGGCATGGAGGAGTTGGCCATCAACCGCATGAACGTGTCGGGCATGAACGACTATCGTCGTGGCCAAGTCGACATCGGCATGGAAGACGCCCGGACTCGCCGGTACGAGGGTGAGACCGGTCGTGAAAACGTCGGCGGATTGAACCGGTTTCGCGAGGGTCAGGTTGAAATCGGAAAGACCGATGCCGGAAGCCGTCGACTCGACACCGAGAGCATGGGTACGTATCGAACTGGGTTGACCCGTAATGAGGCTGACCGGATTCAGTCTGGCGAGCGCCTTGGAATGGAAGGTTTCAGCACGTCTCGAGCAAATACCCGCCGCATGGCCGAGGCAGGTGAATTCGGCGCTGAGGCTGGCGTCCGAAGCACTGATATCCTGGCCGGAGCCAACAGGTTCGACTCTGCCAACCGGCTTAAGGCGGCTCAGCTGCAGTACGATCGACTCCCGCGTGCCGAACAGCTTGCGTTCGATCAAGGCGGTGTTGAGGGGCTGCAGCAGTTTCGTGCTGCTACCAACCCTGCCGGCGAGAATGCGCGTCTCATGCGGATGTCCTATCAGCAGGAGCAGGACGCCCAACGTCGCAGTGCTTATGGCTCCACCATGGATCAGCTGAACAAGGACTTTGAATCAGAGGCCAGTGGTTTCTCGTCGTGGATGCCTAACAGCAATCGCACTGAGCAGATTCTCGCTGAACAAAAACGACTGAAAGCTCAAGGCTTGTCTGAAGATCAGGCGTATGACGAAGCACTCAGCAACGTGGCTCGACGTGTTGTTGACGCTCGCTTTGGCTCTCGTCCTGGAGTTGACGAGATTCTGCGTGATGACCGCTACGACGTGCCTCGGGGTCAGGGCATGTCATCGCCGACCGCTGCTCCTACCAATGCCGCTCCGACTCGAGTGCTCAATCGGGGTGGTCGTCAGCGGCCTGTCTCTCAGTCTGCGCCTCCCCAGGATCAGGGTGAGCCGATTGATCAATCTCAACAGTTTGGCCCCCCTTCCCCTGCTGAAGCATTTAGAGCTCGAGGTCGGGAGTTGCAACAGAAGGAGCGCACTGTCTCCAATGCTGGCGCTACAGGTGCTTTGACAACTCCGTTCTACACTGGAGCGGCCAGTGCTCTTGGTGTTGAGCCTGAGCAGGTTGGCGCAAGCAACCGCTACAAGCGACCGCGCTCTGTTGTGGCTGACAACTGGAGCAATTACGAGCAGCAGTTCGAGGGTCTTCCTCAGGATGTTAAAAACAGCGTGTACATCAATTCGCTGAACTCTGCTGCAGATGTGACCGGCACTTATTCTCCTGGCTATCGCGGGTATCGGAACCGCGAACTTCCGTCTTTGGATTGGATGACCAGAACGCAACAGTAAGTCGGTAGCTGACAGCCGTCCTAGCAGGCGTTTATCACTTCGCTCAGCACAAAAGACCTACACGCAAATGCCCAAGATCATTGCAGTTGAAGGCCACGGAAACCTTCAGTTCGGAGACGACTGGTCCGATGAGCAAATCGACCAGTACGTTAACCAGAACTATTTCAGTTCGCCATCAGCTGCGCAGGATCAGGTCGCATCAGCTGCTGAGAAGCAGGGCGTGTGGGACTCGTTCACCAGCGGTTTCGGCCGCGGGTTCGAGGCTGGCGGTATTCCGTTCTACAGCGGTGGAAAAGAGGCGGTGAAGTCTGTCGGCGTCCTGAGCGCGGCTCTTGCTGCCCGGGAAGGCACCGCCTCTGACGAGCAGATGCAGCGTCTGCGTGAGTACAAGGCCGAGGAAGACAGGGCTGCCGCTGAGGCCGAGGGCCGCGGAACGATGGAGCGGATTGCGTACGGTGTCGGTCGAGTTCTTGGCGAGGCTCCCGGCTTCGCTGGTGAACTGGCCCTGACCGGCGGCGCTGCTACCGCTGGCGAGAAGGCCGCAGTCAAGGCTGCTGCAACTGCCGTCAAGGCGCTTGGCAAGGAGACCGCCTACACGGCAACCCGCAAAGCTGCAGACTGGGCTGCCGACAAGGTCAGTGGTCGGATCGTTCGAGGTGTTGCCGGCGCTGCTGCTCAGACCATTCCTTCCGGTGCTACTCGCATCGTGTCGGGAACCGCTGAGCGGATGACCCCGGGCTTTGACCTGGAGGAGTCCCCTGAAGGCACCTACTTCACCGAGACCAAGCAGGGCGACCCGTTCATGACGGCTGCCTACAAGGCGCTCGGAGACCAGTTCATTGAGGTGCTGAGCGAGCGGTCTGGTGGGTTCCTCACCGACATGCTCGGTGCCGGTGCCCGAAAGGCTGGTCTCGGCAAGACGATCGACTGGACCTCTGGCCTCAAGCAGGCGGTGGCGGGTCGTGTTGCCCAGAAGTACCCTGGCATGTTCGAGGGCAACGACTTCCTCGATGCTGTTCGCAACACCACCAAGTGGAACGGCGTGTTCGGTGAAATGCTGGAGGAGCGGGCCGGTGAGCTCGGCCGTGCCGCAATCGGTGTGCAGGACTACCAAGCCCCGTCGCTTGAGCAGCTGGCCACCGAGGCGATCGGCTTCGGTTTGATCGATGCTGGGTTCAACTCCGCTCGACTGGCTTCGACGCTGGCCAAGGGTCGGCTCACCAAGAGTCAGCGTGATAGGGCTCAGGAGGCTCTCGATGCTGTCACTGCTGCTGAGGCGATCATCCCTGCTGCAGCCCCAGTGCAGGAAGCCGCTACTTCCCAGCAGGTCGACCCTGCTTCATCGCTGTACGATTCTGAGACTGCCCCTCGAGGGCGTGAGCGTGGTCGCACCCGTCCAGCGTGGATGGATGAGGCTGATCAAGCCATGGCTGAGGAGAGCGCCAAGCTCGAGCGTGAACAGAGCCTTGCTGTTCAACGCGCTGCTTCCGGTGTGGCTGGTTCTCTTTCGAGACTGGAGCAAGATCAGGAAAACCGTTACGGCCCGGGAGTCCGTGGTGAGGTTCCTCAAAAGATGGAAGACGCAGGCATCGATGTGATGCTGCGCCTCCTTGATGAACGCCAGAAAGATGAAGCCATCGCTAACCGCGCTGCCGCTGGGGTTGGATCAAGGCTCTCACAGCTTGAAGAGAATCAGGCCAATCAATTCGGGCCGGGCGCTCGCGGCGAGGTTCCCCAGCCTATTCGGCCTGATGCCGGCTCCAACCTGAGGGCGCTGCTGGAAGACGCCCAGAGGCGCGATAGGGAGCTCAACGCCCAGATCGAAGCCGAGATTGCTGCACGCGCTGAGGCCAAGCGTCTTGCCGCTGAGAAGGCTGCCGCCGAGAAGGCTGCTCAAGAGCAAGCCGCCCGCGAGCAAGCCGCGGCCCAAGCCCGTGCTGCCGCCGAGAAGGCTGCTTCCGAGAAGGCTGCCGCTGAGGCTGCTGCTGCGGAGGCCGCTGCCGCCGCTACCCCGACTTCCCTGCCGACTGAATCCTCGCTACCGGTGGGAACCGGGGCTGCTCCTGTGGGTGGTGTCCCAGTTGCAGCCCCGGTCGTCTCTTCAAATGGTACACAAATCCAAGCGCCTTCAGCGGCGGCTGTGGCCCCGGTCCAGCCCGCCAAAACCCAAACGCCTAGTGGGCCAGCAGGTTCGCAAACAATCGCGCCCCAAGGACCAGTAGCCGCGCCCAAGTACAGTGATGGCACCGAGATCAAGGCTGGTGACACCATTCGCTGGCGCACCGCCGCCGGTAAGAACGAGGTGCTTGGCACCATCGACTCCATCAAGGACGGGGTGCCGCAGGTTCGCGTCACGCAGCTGTCCAAGAAGGCTCCGAACACCCAGAAGATCGGCAACATCGAGCTCAGTGGTGTGTACCCGGTGATCAACTCCAACCTACTCGAGAAGCGTGAGCCGGTGAAGCAGGAGGAGAAGAAGAAGGTCGGCCGCCCGTCGAAGATTACCCAGACCGACGACGAGAATGTGGCAGCGATCTTGGAGGATGGTGTGAACCATCCCATGTGGCCCAGGTTCTCCGAGCTCATGAGGGGCGCTCTCAACGAGAACGAGGCTGACGAGGAGGCGTTGGATGCTCTTCGTGAACAGGTTGGCACGCGGGCGTCCGTGGCCATGGAGGCCGCGTTCAACCAGCAGACCGCATTCGACTTCATTGATGGCCAGCAAAGTGCAGCCAACGTCGAAATAGACGATGTATTAACAAACTACGATCGCGGCCTGAAGAAGTGGGTGCTCAAGAACATCGACAGCAAATCGCCTGTTGGGTTCTCGCCAAAGAAGAACCTGCTCTGGGCTGTTCGCAACTCACGCAAGAAGTCACTCGTCGAAAAGAAAACAACCTCGATGAGCTCGTCCGTCGACGAAGATGGAGAGGAGAGCTCGCCGATCGAGCAGTTCGCTCAGCCTGTCCAGAAGGAGAGTGCTGCGTCGATGGCGTCCATCTTTAGGAACGTCGAGGCGCTTGCTGATGCTGTTGTTCCTGCAATCCAGAAGGCCGAGGCTGCTGTGCGTGGTCGGCAGCTGACTCCAGCTGAGTTCACTAACGCTGTTATCAGCGGCTTCAAGTCACTGATTTACAACGCGCCAGCAAGCGTCACTGAAGCACTCAGAAGAGAGGGTACAACACCTGAAAAAATCGCGGAAACTCTCGGCAGCGTCGGTCTCACTGCATCTGGAAACCTTCAAGACATCTACGATGAGAAGGGTATCGATGGCGTTGAGGCGGCAATCGTTGAAGGCGAAGCTCTCCTTGCCAACGCTGCCACCCAAGACACCGGAAACCAGTCCCTCCAGCGGGGCGAGATAACCCTGGCCGACGCCATCAACACCGTGCTTTCCGGCAACGCTGCCAGCAGCTGGATGCGCGGCATCGCTGAGAAGCTGCTCAAGGCCAAGCTCCGTGCCCGTGTGGTTGTGCTGTCCGACGCCGAGTTCGATCGCGTCGCTCCGCGCCCCGGACAGGCCGCGTTCTACGACTCCAACCCTCAGTCCGACACGATCTACATCCGACAGTCTGCTGCGTCGCACGACTACTTGGTCATGCACGAGGCGGTCCACGCGGCCACGGTGTACGCGCTGCGCACCAACGTGAGTTTCCGCAACGAGGTTCGCCGGTTGCGCGACGCTGCCGTCAACGCTCTTGGAGCGAACAGCTTCTACGGTCTGCAGGAGCACGGCTCCAACTTCAACAACCTCGCTGAGTTCGTTGGCGAGTCGATGTCTAGTCAGGAGTTCCGTGATGCGCTGAACGGTGTGGTCGACAAGGATGGCCAGTCGCTGTGGACCAAGTTCCTAAACCTGATTGGCCGCCTGTTCGGGTTCAAGGGTGAGCAGAAGTCCCTGCTCGATCAGATTGTCAACCTGAGCACCGAGCAGTTCGCGCCTAACGTCGCCATCAGCGAGGGTGATCAGGGTGTTGGTGAGCTCATGTCTGCACCGCAGATTGAGAGCGCCGAGCAGCTGAACGACCTGACATCTGTACCCGGACTCAACGCTGCCAACATCGCCGCGATCGAGAACTTGGCGGCGACGCAGGCTCAGATGATCCCTGCTTCGATCGTTGCTCAGATTGCAACGCTTCCTTCCAAGGTGCGTCGCAGTTTGAATTGGCTTGTTGAACAGGCTGGCGCATCGCAATCGCCAAAACCGCTGTCCTCTATGCCGACTGCCACATGGCAGGATGAAC